GAATCGCCGTACACATTTATAGATGAGAAGTCGGTGTCTGCGCCGGAGATGGCTTCATTCACCCCGCCATAGTTCAATTCGATGGTTGTAGCGTTGGCGACAGAACCATAGTCGATTGTTGAGGTGTACGAATTAGATACAGCCCCAAGGTCTATCTCGCCCGCGCTCGTCCGCTTGAATCGCACCTCGTAGAAAGAAACATAGATATTGGCGGTTGGTGCCGTCCATTTGGCCTTGATAGCAGGAAGAACCGAGCCGTCATTACCTAGAGCCGTGGTCTCTGTCAGGGTCAATCCAGTCGGGGGATCTTGCGTAGGCGTATCGTCAACGATGTCGGAATAGTCAGGGTTGTTCGGCCCGACGGTGGCGATCACATTTGACGTATCTGAGTCGGGGTTTCGGTCTGACTTTACGAAGGGCTGACTGCTGTTTTTGTCACCCGCGTATGCAAACGCCCTCACCCAATAGTATCTCTGATTCCCTACAACCACTGGATCGATATGGTTGAACTCATCGTGAAAGAATTGCGTCCCTCTGGTCTCACCGATCAATTTGGCGTTAGCCCAGGACGAGTCCGCAGACGCATAGACTGCAATAGTCTCGAAGAGCTTAGGGTTGACTGGGTTAGTCCAGTTCAACTCAATATGCTTCAGTCCGCCATTCGCCGTCAGATTCTGTGGGTCTGGTACTCCACGGAAGCCTTCTGTGATGACCCCGCTTGCTGAGATCGTGCTGTATTCGCTCGCTGCTGGGTCTGCGTATGATCCTGAGTCATCCTCTAACAGTGTGAGGTTTACCACGCCGTCTTGCGTATCTGAGAACGACCAAGCAGCGCAGCGGAATACCTTGTTGGAGTAATTAAGCTCCGAAACTGTGACTTGCACCCTGTCGCCTACGTCCACACGAAGCCCTGTTAGGTTCGCCGGGAAGGTGATTACCTTCTGCTGATCTGATAGCTGGATTTGCTTGTTCGCTATCCTCTGAGCCATGAAGCTGGTGTTAGTGAATGGCAACTGCACATCACGAATAAGGACTTCGTTGTTATCTCTGCTAAGTGCGCTCGTCAGTTGTACTTCTGGCGCTTCCACGCTTTTGTGATTCTGCGAGGGGTCGATGAAAATAGGTCTGATGGTGTTGAAGCGGTCACCTCGCTCGACGGAGGTTTTCACACCAATCGCACCCGCTAGGTCGTCTTCATCAAGGCTCTCAGTGGGAGCTTCGTAGATTCCTGCCCTTATAGTGTAGATACCATTGGAGTAGACGAGGGTGCCGTTCATTGCTGACATCAGCTTGTTGATGTTCGCTCTGTGGCTGTCTCCTGCGAATAGAACGCCGTTAGCCGTAAATCGCTTTTCTGTACCAGAGGAAGGAACGGCTACTGTCACGTCGCACGCATCAGCCGCAGTCACTACTGCCGCCCAGTCGATCTTGCTAGTCGGAACACTCAGGCCGAACTTCGTATCGGTGAGATAGTTAGCAACGCAAAGAGCAGGGTTTTCACTCCACGCTTGGTATGCTGTATTGCTTGGGTTAGCTCCTGCCGAATTGCCAGCGGCTACATCCAGTCGCGGGTCATATATATCTTTTTTGCCTTTGACCAGCGCCTTGATGTTGGTGGGCTTCAGCCTGTCCCACACCTCTTGCGATGAGTCAGTCAGCCTCCACTTCGTCACTAGGTAGGCGATACCCCTAGCTCTATGGGCCGAAGTCCAAGCTGTGAACGGAGTTGTTAGCAGGGAGCTTGATGTCTGCGTGCTTGATCCTGTCTTGCGTTCAACGAAACAGATGGTTGTGAAAGGGTCTTCTGTTGTTGGGCCGAAGCTACCAGTGGTTACCGCATTACCTGTGAATGAAGAATTCGGGATTCTCGTATTATCGAAGAAAATGTCTGTAATGGACTCGCATTCGTGTCCAGTCAGAGCAATGGCGTGGTAGAGATCCTTGTTGTCCGTCCCAGCGACACCGACGAAAAATATCGGGCCGGAAACCAAAGCCTCACCATAGACGACTTTCTGTACTTCAATCGTGCCTCGGACTGTCTGTTGTCGAGTCCTGTCCGTATCTGACTGAGGCAGAGTTATGTCAGGCATTAAGCCTTTAATCGCAGCGTTAGCTAGAGCAGCGGCAGCAATGATAGTTGTCGCACCAATTGCTGCTGCGATTGCCGTTGATCCGAACGCCGCAGCGGCTATCGTTGTTGCACCCACAGATGCTGCTGCACCAGCTACAGCCGTGCCAACTTTGACTAAAAACGGGATAGCCTGTGGCATTTACACGCTCCAACCAGCGATTAGATAACGGTCTGGTATTCGCATCATGCCTTTGGCGGTCAAACACACAACCTTGTCGGATAGCTTGACGCCGCAAACCTGACCGACTATCGGTATATCTACGATGCAGGGATCACCATCTTTCGGCTTATCAATCGGATGTCCTAAGATGCTGCCAATAAAATCGACTAACTCGCCCTCCCTACCGACTAAGACTTCCGCTTGCGCTTCTGACTCATAATGGAAGTTTGCAGCGTAATCCTTGCCGGTTAAGTCTTTCACGACGAAGGCAATAAACTGGCAGCAGTCAGCATCGCCATACTTAAACTGACGGCGTTGCCACTTGTTAAGCGCAGCGTGAACTCTCATACAGATATAGGAAGGTTTGGGTTTCTGTCAAAGACGCCAGGATTCGCTGGCCCGCCAGCAATCGCGTCGGAGTTTGGATCACCCCAGCGTATTTTTGCGCCCTCGATGTCAGCCATAAACTCAAAGGCTAGATCGCCAGAGAAGTCGTTTTGTAGCTGCGCGTCGGTATATTTTAGATTGGATGATTTGTCGAAGCGTGCTAGCTCTGACTCTGCCGTGAGTGAGATCACATCACCGCTTGCCGCACCGATGGACACATCCATCTGATCCATTGCGCCTTCCCAGACAATCGTAGGGTCAGCGAGAAGCGCGTCATCCGAATCAAGGACTCCCAGATACACCTTCACAGGGTGCATGTAATAGTCCTCAGTCAAAGCAGCGCCTGAGATGGTCGCATCTAATCCAGAGAGCGAGAGAGTAATCTTATAAGGGCTTACGTCTGCGCCTTCTTCGATCTGGCTAATTTCGCCCAGGTCACCGACGCCGAGCCAATCGTGACCTCCCCAAGTATAGGTGCCGATGGAGTTGTGCAGGTAAACCGTGCCCGATGGAAACTGTAGCTCAGCAAACGTAACCAGCGCGACATGCTGAGATGATAGTGCAGTCAGTACATTGGACGGAAAACCACGGCTCACGCGAGAACATCCTCTACAGCTTCAATTGTAAAGCTCGATATTATGCCAGGCTGAGTATCCCAGGACGCTGGCCCTGCAAGCATGAAGACGCCAGACACTGGGGTGAGATAATCCACGACCGTATTGTTCGCAGCCGTCTTCCTAATAGGCGGGGCAATAGACAACGTAACATTGCCAGAGGCGTCCGAGTTGGCGTCAGCAATCACCATGTGAAGCTCGTTGTTGAACGAGATGTAGTCTCCCGCTCGCAAGTAATTGTTCACGGATGCCGTAGCACCATCACAAACCAAGCTCGTGCCAGATTGCGTCCCGCCGTTAACGAGTAGCGTGCCGCCACCCGCGCCCCTTCGCGTATACGAGTGATCATGCAGGGTAAATCTATGTTGTTGACCGTTTAACTTGACTACAAAAGCCTGCATCTCTCGCCTATCGTCGCCAGAGAGATTCGTGAACTGCAAGCTAGCCTTCCACAATGAGCCTTTGCGAGAAGAAGTTTGTATCGCATTAGTCAGGGGTGACTGAAACGTGCGCGTATTCGCTACAAGCTCAAACGTGTTTTTCGTGGGGGTGATGCTGGGAAATGCAAATGTGGTCACGCGAACCGCCTCCTACGCATCAGGTCTTGGATTGTCATTATAGTCTGCTGACTAGTCTGGGCCATAGCAGTTTTAATCTTCTGGTCTACGTCAGCACCAGCGCCGCTCGCATCGACATTATTAATCACCGTGATACCAGAGCCACCACCAGCCCTGTGATCAACGATGGTTTCGTCGGGATGAACGAGTGCCATTCGACCACCCTTACCGTCGAGCCCTCCTGCGCGAGCACCCATACCTGTAAATCCACCCCCTTCAAAAGACTGAGCCTTGATCTGCGCGACGTTTGCTAAACCTAATGTAAGGGCGGCCGCTGCCATCGCCTGGGGTATAGGGAATGGGAATGGCGCTGCAAGGGCGTTGTTTGCAGCTTGGAACGCAGATATCGTGGCTTCCGCCATGCGATAACCCTTTTGCATCTGGAATACTTTCTTGTTTTCAGCATCAAGCGCGAAAAGCTGATCTCTGACACCGCTGATAGCCAAATCTTTGGCCTTCTGCTGGTCTTTCAGATCCTTCTCTCGCTTTTTCTTTGCTTCTTTGAATCGTTTGTCTTGCTCTCTGGTGACGACTTCAAATGCTTTGCGTTCTGCTTCCGCTAACTTTTCTGCTTCTGCGCGCGCGGCTGCATTCGCTGCAAGTTGATCTTTGCGCGCTTGTTCTGCTGCTTTTAAAAGCTCAATTTGGTTGGTGAGTTCTATATTGAGGCGCTCTTCCTCAGTGACCACGCCATCAAGTTGTGCCCGATATATAGCGACACCAACGGCGTTTTGTCCAAATGTGTCTATCTGCTCTTGCAAACTCTCATTTGCTTTTACAATGCTTGGATCAACGCCAGATAACGCTTCATCTAAACGATTTATCTCTTGCTCGGCTAAGAGTATTTGCTTCTTAAATTTATCGACTGATTCAGATGCTTCTTCAAAAGCGTCAGCGTTCTGGTTTATACCACCGCGAGTACGGACGACTGCTTTCAAGAGTTTTTGCTCTTCCGCCTCCGCTAACCGCTCCTCCGCGACCCGCTGCGCATTTAATACTTTCGTGCGACGTTCTAACAGAGCAGTCTCGGCTAATTCTCTCTGCGCGCCAGATAAGGTATGTAAAGCGGCGGTGGTTTCTAAAGCATCTTCCTCTAGCTCTTCTAATAGATCAGAGGATTCAGTGAGGGACTTAACAAGCGGGCCAGCTATACCTGCGGAAATAGCCAGGACGGCACCGAACATTGCGCCGCCTGGGCCAAACAGCGCAGCGATCTGACCACCTTGCTGACCCAAGATCACAAATGCATTAGTGCCCATTTGCGCTTGGACTGCAATGTCTTGAAGTTGGTGACCGATTTGACCGAAACCTCCACGCATCAGGCGCATGGAATTTCCTAAGTCACGAGCTTGTTTCCCTGTTTTATTAAGGTCTCCTTGAACGCGCCCCATACCCTGATGGAATTCACGGGTATCGGCTCTGACCTTAATTACACTATCGACATCAGCCATTCATCTTGTCCTTTCGGAGTCTGTAAAACGTCCACCAATGATTAAATTCATCGACGGTCATTTGCTGGACGACTGACAATGGTTGACCAAGGCGACTTGCGAGTTCGTACATGAAGTACAATTCCGTAGGCTCGCCCTGGTCATTTATGAGTTTTTTTCGCGCTCTTCCTCATTGTCGGTTTCGATGGCAAGCGCAAAATTACCCAATCGTGTCAGCACTTCTGGATCAACAGACTTCTTGAGCTTCACTTTATCTTCCAGCGAAAAGACCTGCTCACCCTTCTCGTCGTGTAGCCCGAAAATACAAGCGTACACAAGATAATCTGTTGCATCCCCATCCGCTCGCTTAGCCCACCTAGATTTGTCCTCCAGGGTCAATCGCTTCGCATATAGCTTGGTGCTCCATTCAGGAACATCAATCGTGCGGATATCTTGGTTGCTAAAGTGTGCAACCGCATCATCTATGAGCCTACCCATCAAACGGTAGTCGTACTAAGTGCTCCAGAGCCCTGCACTGTAATGGTGGCTTCTACCATCCCATCAAACGATGCATTGCGCGTAAAACCAGTCACCAAAGCGGTGCCGGTATAATAGGTGTCGCCTGACTGATCCCCCTCTGGGAAGAACCCAATCGTTACGCTATTGCCAATACCAAGCGCGACTTGACCATTCGTATCGGTCTCATCCCAGAACACGTCTAACGAACCACTGAAAGAGTTCAGGGTCGTAATATACGTTCTGCTAGTATCGGTCATCACAGTGTCTTCCACCGTATCTGCTGTTTGCTCTATCGAGAAGGAACGGACTTCTGCTACTGCTGCAGAGCCGACCTTCACAACGCCATCTTGGCCCTTATGTGTAGCCATCGTTTATTCCTCCTCGGAACTTTTAGTTTTCTTCGTTGCCTGCTTTTTCACAGGCTTCTTATCCGATTTAGATCCGCTATCGCGCACCCAACCCTTGGATTCAAGCCATGCGACGTTGTCTGTAGCCGCATCAATCGTTGTACCGTCTTTAGTCATTGCTACCATGCTATACCGCCGTTTCAACGTCGTTTTCTTTGGTCTCGTAGAACACTTCTACAGTAAGAGTTGCTCTAGCCACTGGCTGATCACCCTCACCACTAAATTCTGCATCCATGTTAAGGACGTTGGTGTCCTTTGCGTTACCACCTCTAGTGATATCTGTGGCTAAAGCCTCTTCCACCTGAACGCAAATTGTATCAAGCGTATCGTCATAATTACTGACACCCTTGACGTAGATCTCTACCGCGACTGATAGGCGGCGCACTTGCGTCCTCGGCCTACCCATTGACGAATACTCAATCGACTCGTCCCTGGTGTAGATGGCAAGTCCCGGTAACTTGGCCTCCGCTAGTGGATAAACGCGAGTCCGATAAATATTGCTACCAGTAGTAGTAAGCCCGGTAAGCGTCGTAACGATGTTATCTCTGATCGTTTTACGGACATGGGCCATTACTGTTTCTCAATTAATAACTCGGTCATGCCAGTGCCGTCAGACATGACAACTCTCACAATATAGTTCGTGCCATCAAAACTAACTGCATCACCTTCTGCAGCGGTGCTGACATCCGCTGTACGGACAGTCAACCTTGGGCGCTCCACTGCAAATGCCACAGAGCCACCAGTTTCAACAGCTTCGTATTCGTTATCGACTATAGCTGTTACGTTTCCAGCACTGCCACCACTCGGCGTATAACTCACCGTCTGCCCAAAATCCTTGAGCATAATAGCTCGCTGAGTAGCACCTTCGACCGGCATTACTTAGCTTTCTTCTTGCGCGGCGCGCGCTTTGGCATAGGCTCTTCGTCTAGACCAACAGACCGATCAATCGACTCTGCCTCGTCCAACGGTACAATCCGACCTATCCCCATCAGACCATCAACATCCGCTTCGTTTACATCTTTTCCAGACTCAACGATGTCGCCAACGTTCCACGTGGAACCACTAATCACACATCGCTTCATTACTTGGTATTTCATATTAACTCCTTGCAAGAAACCCCGCCCGAAAGCGGGGCTCCTATAGTGGCGTTATTAGCCGTCGTTACCGAAAGCAAAGCTAACTGCGTGACGTACTGCTACGTCTACAGATTGCAGTGCAACGATACGCACAGTACCCGTGCTAGAAGCTGTATACGGATCAACCACAACGTCCAGACCGCCAAACATGCCGATCAATAAGTCATCGAAGTTACCGAAGTACAGGTTACCGCTAGTGCCTTGTGCGGAAACGATTGCTGAATAGCCATTCATCGTGCCGCCTGGCTCTACAACGAATTGGGCGGTGTTTGTCGCCTTCTCCGTGGTCTTTAATGCGCCATACATATCTGGACGGATGATGTAGGACAAGCTGCCCAATAGCGCGTTATCGACTGCAACTGCCGTTTCCAAAGAAACAACTTCTGCAAACGTCGGATTCGCTGCCGCAAAGTTGGTTACCTGGTTAACGCCAGTGGTATTCAAAATACCTGTTGGGTTACCAGACGAACCTGATCCTTCTAGGCCAGCCGCGTCTATCGCAGTACCGATAGATTTAGCCAGGTCATCACGAATCAACGCTTCAACGTCCAAAGAGCTTTGTAGCAGTAGCTGACGGGTAACGTCGGTGAATGCACCCAAGGTCTTAGGTGTCATCGTCACGCTACCGATAGTCATTTCTGACTCAGATGCCGCGCCACCTTCTGAACTGATAAATCCAGCGGTAGATACGCCAGTTTTCTTAGGGATCTTCACGTTCCCAGTCAAACCAGACAACATACGAGCACCAGCTTGCATTACGCTAGAAGCGTTACGCAGAGCATCAACGAAGTCCTGTCCACGGAAGTCTTCCGCGATCAAGTTAGCATCATTGGTGGTGTTAAGATCACGTTTCCAAGCGCCTAAAACCTCTTGTGGAAGCATGATGCCTTGTGCAGTCGTACCATATTGGTCTGCTGCAGCGCGAGAGCATTCAAACTCAAACGCAGCATCTTCTTGGGCTCGACGATCGTGCGGGTTAGCCAAGGCGTGCAAAGCTCGCATGAGGCTAAATTGCTTGCGCTCTACATTGGTCATGCCAATTTCTTTGCTTTCCAATGCGCGTGTCGTACCGATTTCTTCCAACAGAGCCCCTCGGAACTCTTCAATTGATGCGCCATCAGCGATAGCTTTTTGGGCCATATCTGACTTACTGTGACGCGCGCCTAACTCAACGATCTGAGCGGCGTTCTTTTGTGCGGCTTGACGGGCTTTCGCCTCAACCGCTTCAATATCTACTTCTGACATAATTTGCTCCTGTGCATTGTCAGTTACGATTACGGGTTGTTGCGAAGCTCCATCTGAACGACCCACACCAACTGTCACATCAGCGGGAATCGAAACTAAACTTGCTTCGTGGATTCGATACTTCTTGACCGTATATGTGTCATCTGAAGTTCGCTCCATTTTTTGTACCGAGTAGCCAATGCTTACGTTAGCTTTGATACCATCGGTAACATCATCAAAAGCCTCTCTGGCAAGTGCGCCTTTTCCAAAGCGTACCGTCGCGCGAAGTCTACGCGCCGAGTCATCCAGGCTTACTGATTCTATAACGCCCACCTGTTTTTCTGGATCGTGATCCAGCAGAAGGGGTGCGCGTCCTGACTCCAAGAACGACAAATCCATCGCGTCCTTAGAGTGCTCTAAAACTTCCATGCCAAAAGACCTTTGCACGGGCTCTTCGCTTGATATCGCCATACGCACGGTGCGTTTGTCCTCATTGACCGGCGCAGCATCCATGCTCATGTATCGCGTCATCTCAACGACTTCTGTGCGTTCTTCGTCGTCGTAATGAGCGTTCTCTTCAATCATGTCGGTATCGGCCATTGACTCCATTTCTGATTCTTCTGTGTCTGGCTGATCGCGCATCGCTTTAGCAAATTCCACAATGTAAGAGTCTTCTGTCTCTTCGACATCCATGATATGTCGTTTGTCCATATCTCTTTCCTCAGTTGCAGGCTCGAATTTAAGGACTCTGAAACGGCGCTCCTTCAAGAACTCTTTCGCTTCATCGACCGTGAATTTTTCTTTGTCGAAACGTAATGATTGAATCTCTGATTTGTCATCCAACAAGCCGAAGATCACATGAATGCCATCACCCAATTCGTCGTTACGCCGCCTAAACTCTTCATATTTATCAGGATTCTCAATCCTAGCAGCGTGTTCGTGCGGATACGGCCTTTTTTCTGCAAACGCACGCTTGCTGCTCATGGGGTGCCCTTGAGGCAGTAAATCAGTATCGTGCTTGCCGCTTCTGAACTTCCCGTTCCGCAAGACATACAAGAATGAGTTAACACGCGCATAAGCCCATTGCTCTGGACTCTTTACCGTCGGTCGAACAGATCCCGGATTCGTGTAATAAGCTCCGACACCGCGTCTGAACACCGCTGATAGAGTTCTGACGTTAGTTCTTTTAGTCTTGTCATCGCCCACCTTTTCGTTGTGATCGTCAGCCTTTTTCGTCAGACCTTTTTTGACGGTCGCAGATATTTCCGCTCTGTCGTAATCCTTGTCTGCCGCTTCCATGCTCTTTCGTACCCGCTTGGCGAATGAGAATCCTGGATCTCCGCCCCACAACGCCCAGGCAATGCGCCCGGCAGATGGATACCCTTCTTCGCCTACATCGAACCCTTCTGCCTTCTTATCAACTTCGTGACGCGAGAAGAAGGAGAACATCCGCGTCACTGTGCTTGTGGATAACTCCTTGCCATTCTTTATGTCGCGAGCGCGTGCGACACCAATCTTTGTGCCGCCTCGACCAAACTCTTTGCGCCATTCCAGACCACGCTCTGCCTCTTCCATCATTGATGCAGTCGGCTTGGTGTCTATTTCGACGCCTTTATACGTCGTCATCCTGATCACCAGCTATATCAGCGTCTACAGGCAGAATCTGACCGGCATAAGGCTCAAGCGCGTACTTGACCCCAAACTGCTCCATTAGGCTCTTATCGCGCTGTATTTGAGCGAGAAGCTCCTCTACGTCCTTACCGTAGTTAGCGGCAACGTCCTGCAGGCTTAAAATGCCGTTCTTCAGCCCCAGAACCGCGGCAGTCATCTCTTTCTGTGGGTCAACCCATGACCATGCTCTACCGCGAAACTCGCTGCGCGCAGAGAATCGGTCGTATTCACGCAACGGAACTATGATTGCGCCCATTTCCATAGTAGAAGCGAGCCAAGCGTCATATACCTTGCGTACAAAACTGTCGAGCAAGAACGATTGCATGTTTCGATACGCATCACGCTCGTCTAGTGCGCCTTGCCGTATGCTTGAATAGCTAGTGGACTCTAAATCGTTACTCAATGCCGTATAACTGATACCCAGACCACTAGCGATGCCCTTCAAGCATGCCTTGTGGAATGAATCGAACTCATTGGAAGGGTATTGAGGATCAAAGCTCGTAAATTCCACGCCCTGCGGTAACTGATGGAAGGTGCCGGGCTCCGCTTCCATGATAGGGACGGATGAATCTTCTAAATCATCAGCAACAAAGCCATCCCCAGACGGGCTAGTGAAGAAGCCCATCTTACTGGCACCCACCCTAGCGTTCACTACAGCCGCCTCACGCAGCGCGCCAAGCTGCTTCATGGTTGCCATAGCTGGCGCAAACCATGTCTCTCCGCGCGTTTGACCGGCTCTGAGAGGCATAAATACATGGATAATCTGGTCGGCTTCGATCCGAACATGCTTTGGTGACGAACTAAGTGTCGTAAAGTCGTAATCGCCAGGGTGATATGACAAAAGATGATAAGCGACAGGCTTTTTATACTGATCTAACTCAACACCCATCCGTATTTCGTTGCCGTTGGGCAGGCGCTTTGACATCTCTTCGTCTACACGATCAGATTCTATGATTTCTAGTGAAATAGAGTCTTGGAAAGAGGCGTTACGATGGATGCGAATGAATGCTTCGCCATCTCTAGCGCAAGATTCTATGACCAGCTTCTGGACTTCTACCCAAGACATCCTAGCATCGACCGTGCAGTTACCAGAACGGCCCCAAATTCGCCATCTGTCCTCTACCGCTTGGTTACCACTAACATCCAGCTTGCCGTCGGTGGTCATAGCCTTTACTTGTAGCGTAAAACCACGATCACCGATTACATTGTTGCGTAAAAGCATCAAATATCGTTTGGCATACTCATTATTGCGGGCCAATTCTCGCGCGCGACTCCTCAAACGCCTTATAGCAGGATAAAGCTCACTATCCGCGCTCCTTTCGGACGACTTGAAGTCATCAAAGAGCCGCCCAGTGTTAGCGCCTTGATAAGAACGCTTGTAAATGGGCAAACGGCGCGCGTTTGTGCCTAGTTCGTCTTTTTTGCGCCTGAAAACGTCAAAAATAGCCATTAAAACCGTACCTTGATCGTTTCATTGCCTTTTTTGCCACGTTTGATGCGCTCGCGATTGGTATGCTCGACCACTTCGCGTCTGTAATAGTCTCTAGCTTCCGTCAATTCGGCAAAACTGAGCTTGGTAAGGCTTCTACCAGCGATTGAGTAGCTCGAAACGTCATCATCCGCCTTCCCAGACAGTAAAGATTCAATCTTTGCGACCATGATCTCTGCGTGTATGCGCGGATCAGCATTATTGTCGTCTAAATCGACCAGGATATTGAAATCGCCGCTGGCGTAGACAATGCGATTGCTACTAGACGTTTGTGTGATCTCTAACTGCCAGTGATAAAGACCCGCGGTGATTGAGGCAGATGTAGACGATGCTATTGTGAATAGATAGCCATCTGATACCTCAGTGGCGACAACCGTGAATTCAGCCGAACCACCCTTATGCAATCTTGCTACATATTGAACAGAATAGGTCGCAGTCGGGTAATCTGACACGAAATCCGTGCGCTTCCATTGCACAAAGTCACCGACAGTAAACTCGTCGGGCTCGGTCAGTGGTGCGTTCGCCGCATCGAAGAGGTTAGCCATCAATTACCGCCATGAGTTAGTAAACCCTTTCCTTGTCGGTGGAACGAAGGACTTTTTTTGTCTTTCTGGCCTGATCGTCTGTGATTCTTTGCGCTTTTCTTCATTTATCGCTTCTGCTTTGTCTGCAAAAGCGTTGACGTTCACTCCGATGATGGCATATGCTGCATACGCATACACCATGCAGTCTAGCGCCTCATTACGAGCGCGAATCTTCTCAAAGACCCTCTTTTTATACCCTTTATGGTATCTAGTCACGATTTTTTCTGCAGTTAACTGGCGGAAGTATTCGTCGTTCAAATGATCCGCGAAGTGTATGTATCCTGGCCCTTCTTCTTGGATTCGCATCCTTGCGAACAATAGGTCTTTGACCGTATCGACTCCGATACCAAACAAGGGACATTTGGCTACATTATTCTTGCTCGGCCTACCTGCGACTGGCTTGCCCTCGCCACCAATACCCTTAATAGCAAACACTTTGCGCCCAGCGTTTTTCTTACAGTAGCTGTAGACGCTATTAGTGAAATGACCACCACTGTCAACGCACGCAGCCCTTATCGCTATCTGTCTGCCTGACTCCGTCTCATACTGTTTGAATAATTGGCTATCTAGCGCAGACCAAAGTTGTGGTGTGGATGGGTCGCCGTACAAGGTGACGTGATCTATCACCCAGCTTTCGTCATCTCGACCTATACCAATAATGCTTATCTCCAGTCGATTGTCCTGCACGTCAACACCAGCCACTAGGATCAATGCATCATCAGGCACGGCAGGCATCTGTTCCCGGCGCTCAGACAACATATAATCATCAATGGTCTCACCAGCATCCGCCCAGGTTTGACCAAGGTAGGTGTTAGTCCATACGCGCAGTTGCTCTGGATTCTTCTTAACGGCGTAGAACTCGCGCACACCCTCATGCAAAGGTGTCCAGGGCGAATACAGACCGTTGATAGCGAAACCAGCTACGCCAGTGAACTCTTTGCCAGCATGCCAAGCGCCGTTGCGTATAGACCAGACGCGATCACTGTCTTCCCACAACACGCCACAATGTTCACACATGTACTTAGCAGTATCGGGCTCGTCCTTATCCCATTTGACGTTTTTCCACTCTAAGGTCTGATACTCCTCGCAATGCTTGCAAGGCACATAGTATTGGCGTTTATCCGAAAGCTCGTAAGCATCCGCAATCCGACTGTTGTCCTCATTCGTCGGCGTACTCACCATTATGATCTTGCGATTCCAGAAGGTTGAAGCACGTTTTCTCGCGAGCGTTATGGGGTCACCTTCCGATCCCGCACTGGGTGGGTATCGATCGACCTCATCGCAAAGAACAATTCGTATTGGTCTACTAGCAAGCCCTGATGGACTGTTAGCACCAACCATCGTGATGGCACCACCTGGGAAGATCTTATGAAGAGTTGTGTTGCCAGAGTCGCGGGCGCGAGGGTCTTTTACTTTTCCTCGAAGTGCTGGCGTACTTTTGATAAGCCCCGCTGCAACGCGGTCTTTGCTAAATGCTTGAGCCATATCAAGCGTTGGCTGCAGTACGAGAATAGGACTAGGGTCGTTATCAATATGATATCCGACAATGTTGAGAAGAATCTCGGTTTTACCAAGTTGCGCTCCAGCCATGACCACAATCTCTTGAATAGACGGATCAGCGCACGCATCCATGATTCCCCTTTGGTATTCAGCACGGCTCGTATACCAGCGACCAGGT